TGCCGTGGTTCGGACGGTGCCAGGGCTTATTTATAAAGATTTATCTTTACGTTGCTATCATATCAATATTTATCTTTATTGTCAAGCCATATCGCAAAGAAAATACAGATTTTTCTTTATGTTTATGGCCGTGCCATATTTCAAGAGAATTGACACCACCCCGGCAGCGTCAGCCGGGGCCGGATCAGAAAGCCAGCCAAGCCGGGACCCCTCCCACCCTGGGCGGGGATCGGTCCGGGCTTGATGTATTCTTTTTCTTCTGTTTTCTTGTTTGCATTTCGTGGCTCTTTTCTGCGGTTTTGGTCTGAGTTTTTCAGAGCCTCCAGCGGTGGCCCCCTGGGGGATATGGCGCAGGAAATCAGGCCGGGGTGAGTGGCCCGAATTTTCCGGGAAAATAAAAAGGTCCCTGCGATTATAAAGAAAAATATTGACATAGATATATCTTTATGCTATACTCGTTTCAAGAGGTGAGGCCGAATGAAAGCAACTACTATCTTGAGAACCCTGATGAAAGCTCAGAGCCTGGGTAATGCCGCTCTGGGAAAGCGCATTGGTCAAGCTCATAATATCGTTTATCAGCGAGTACACCAGAAGAATATCTCTGTCGATACGATGAACCAGATGCTTGCAGCTATGGACTACAAAATCGTCATCGTTCCAGCCAGCCGCCGGACCCGTGAAGATGAGTTCGAGGTCACGATGGAGGATGAAGCATGAGAGATTTTCAGGTCATCTACAAAATCCTCCGTCTTCTGGACAAGTACAAGGGCCAGGAGGACTTCGACTATCAGTGCATTTCTGCCAGCGCCATGAAGCTGGAATACGCTGAGTGGGAGCAGCTGATGATCGAACTGCAAATCAACGGGTACATCCGGGGTCTGGTCTATACGCAAACTATGAGTAACAAATTTCCTCACATCGTTGAGCCAATCAATCCACAGATCACGATGAAGGGTATGGAGTACCTTGAGACGAATGGCATGATGGCAAAAGCAAAAGAAGCCTTGCGGATGCTGGGTGACATTTTGTAGGGAGGATGAAGCATGAAGAAGTATGGTTATGGCAGAGTCAGCTCTCCTGGCCAGCGCATTTATGGCATGAGTCTCCAGGACCAGAAAGCCCAGCTGCTGGCTCAGGGTGTGGCTGAGGAAGACATCTATCTGGAGTCTTATACCGGCCACAAAATGGACCGCCCCGCTTTTGACAAGGTTCTGTCTCTGCTCCAGCCGGGTGATGAGCTGGTAGTGTGCAAGCTGGACCGTTTTGCCAGAACTGCGCCGGAGGGAGCATTGCTGGTGAGGCAGCTGGTGGAAAAGGGTGTGCGGGTCAACATCCTCAACATGGGTGTGGCGGACAATACGCCTATGGGTAAGGTCATGGTGACGGTCATGCTGGCTTTTGCTGAGTTTGAGCGGGACATGATCGTGGAACGGACCAGCTCCGGCAAGGCCCAGCGGCGGGAGCGTGATCCTGAGTGGCGTGAGGGCCGCAAGCGTAAGGAAGTGACCAACTTCCGGGATATGCGGGAGCGTCAGATCCATGGAGAGCTGACTGTCGATGCCGCTTGTTCTGAGCTGGGTATCAGCAGGAGGACTTATTTCAGGAGAGCGAAGGAGGTATCTGCATGAAGAAGCTCAAGCCGCATAAGGAACGGAAGGAGCCGGGTATCCGCTGGTTTATCTGGGGTCTGCTGGTGGGGGTTCTGATCTGGTTCGGCTGGGATATGCCTCATGATGAGTACATGGACACCAGAGCGATATGGATGTTCCTGGTGATTATGGGACCGGGACTGCTTGGCGGAGTCCTGTGCTACATTCCTATCATCGTGCGTAAGCGGCGGGAGGAAAAGTTGGCTACCGCTGAGGCTATCGCCAATGGAAGGATACCTGTCGCAAGCGGGGCGGTGCGACATATTGGCGGACTCCCTGTGCCTACCAATGTTCCCTGCAAGATGACTGTGTTTGCTGACCGTATGGAACTGACTTCTTCCAGCCAGGACTTCCGCCTGAGCATGGATAAGGTCATCGGAGCAGAGCAGTTTGTGGATACTGAAATGAGACAGCATATCCAGCGCAATACCGGCGGAGCTATCTTCGGAGGCTTGATGTTTGGCGCTGCTGGTGCTATCGTAGGCGGTATGCCTGAGTCCAGATACCGGCGGGAAATCTCCAAGTACAACATCCTGCTGAACTATGTGGATGATGCTGGAACGATCCAGGCTGTCGTAATGACCTCAGAGGACCCGGTGCGTAAGCTGGTGGATGCTATCAATCGCTATCACTCCGGCTCCAGACCGAATATGACCATCGAACTGTGATAGGAGGACGATATGGAAGTCTGGGAAAGTCTTGCAGACAAGATCAAGAAGTTTCTGGAGAGGGAGCCATGCAGTAAAGACGCTATGGAGGACCTGTTGGCTCTGTGTAAGGGCTGTGACGATCCTGTTTTTGCTCATGCTCTGAACAAGGATGTCCGGCGCTATAACACGCTGGCCTTGCGGAAAGCACCACGAACAGAATGGCTCTACAAGCTGAGGAAGGAGAGTCTTCTCTTTGATGCTCCGGTGGAGTTTGACCCCTATCTTCAGTATGTGGAATGGGACAGAGAACCCAGCAAACGGTTTTATATGCCCCGGAGGCGTGTCCTGCTGCCGGTAGTGCATACCCTCCAGGCGCTGATGGAGGACAAGCTGGACCTTGTGACCATTTCCATGCCACCTGGCACAGGCAAGAGTACCTTGGGTATCTTCTTTTTGAGCTGGATTATGGGACGGTGGCCTGACAGTCCTAACCTGGCATCCGCTCACTCTGGTTTGCTGACCCGCTCTTTCTATGACGGAGTAAATCAGATCATCAGTGATCCTGAGTATCTGTGGAAAGACGTGTTTCCTGCCTCTCCGTTCTTTTCCACCAATGCCAAGGAAGAGACCATCGATCTGGTGAAGGAACACCGCTTCTCTACGTTGACCTGTCGTGCTATCGGAGCCAGCTTGACCGGCGCTACCCGCTGTGAAAAGCTGCTGTATGCCGATGACTTGGTAAGCGGCATCGAAGAGGCCATGAGCCGTGAGCGTCTGGATAAGCTGTGGTTGAGCTACACCAACGACCTCAAGAGCCGTAAGAAGGAAGGGGCTAAGGAACTCCATATCGCAACCCGGTGGTCTGTGCATGATGTCATTGGGCGGCTGGAGCAGGAGTATGGAGACAGCGATAGAGCCAAGTTCATCGTACTGGCCGCTCTTGACGCCAATGGTGAGAGCAATTTCAATTATGATTATGGCGTAGGGTTCGGTAAGGAGTATTTTGAGGATATGCAACGGAACCTGGATGACGCCTCTTTCCGTGCGCTGTATATGAACCAGCCGATTGAGCGTGAAGGTTTGCTGTACCCAGAGGGAGAGCTGAGACGGTACTTTGAGCTGCCGGATCAGGAGCCTGACGCTATCATTTCCATCTGCGATACCAAGGACAAAGGTACTGACTACGGTTTCATGCCGATTGCCTATCAGTACGGACAGGACTACTACATTGAGGACTGTGTATGTGACAACAGCGCACCAGAAGTGGTTGAAAGCCGTTTCGTTTCTGCTCTGTTGCGGAATAAGGTCCAGATGAGCCGGTTTGAGAGCAACAGCGCCGGTGGTCGTGTAGCAGAAAAGGTTCAACGAGAAGTCAAAGAGCGTGGTGGCCGGACTCACATTACCACTAAGTTCACTACCGCCAATAAGGAAACCAAGATCATCGTCAATTCTCCATGGGTCAAAGAGCATTGCCTCTTCAAGGACCCAACTCTCTTCCATCGGAACAGCGATTATGGCCGGATGATGTGGTTCCTTTCCTCCTACTCCATGGCTGGCAAGAACAAGCATGATGATGTCCCAGACGGACTGAGTATGCTGGCCGAATACGCCCAGAGCTTTGAGGGGAATAAGGTCACAGTCTTCAAGCGTCCCGTGTAAAACTCTCCTACGCTTATATTTATCTTGACAAGCGTAAGGGAAAGTGATAGGATGAGATGTGTAGAAATGGGTAGGCCAAGGAGGTGTGCAGCGTGGCCGATACTGAGAAGAATGTCGTAACCAGCGACCCGGAGCCGGTCATCGTCCCCTCCACCCCTGCAAAGACCTTCCCAAAGGGAAGAGTCCTGTTTGGCCGTGAGGTCATCTATACGGATGCTGAGGTCATCGACAGCAGCAACGTCATCTATGAGCTGCGTCAGGCGTTTCTCACGCATACGGTCAACTCCAGCCAGATCGATTATCTGTACTGGTATCGCAGAGGTAAACAGCCCATTCTTGGGAGAACCAAGGAAATCAGGCCGGAAATCTGCAACAAGGTTGTGGAAAACCGTGCTGAGGAAATCGTGGCTTTCAAGGACGGCTATCTTTTGGGCGAACCCCTCCAGTATGTGGGTGCTACGAAGGATAAGCCTGTGACGGACCAAATCACCACTCTCAACGCCTATATGAGAGCCGAAAACAAGGCTGGTAAGGATGCAGAGTTGGCAGAGTGGTTCCACACTTGCGGCACTTCCTTCCGAATGGTCCTTCCGAAACGGGCCATAACTCCTGACGATGCTCCGTTCTCTGTTTATACGCTGGACCCCAGGTACAGCTTTGTGGTCTACTATAATGGTCTGGGTAAGGCTCCCAAGATGGGTGTGAAGTATATCACGAAGAAGACCGGCCAGATGCTGTTCAGCGTCTATACTGACCGGTGGTATTTCGAGATTGAGAATTGGGAGATCACCAAGGCTGTTCCTCATGCAATGGGCGCTATCCCCATCATTGAGTATCCGGCCAATAAGAGCCGTATCGGAGCTTTTGAGGTGGTCCTCCCCATTCTGGACGCCATGAATAACGTGGAGTCTAACAGGATGGACGGAATTGAGCAGTTCATTCAGTCTATCATGAAGTTCGTCAACGCTGACATTGCGGAGGATGACTTCCTGAAAATGGCTCAGTTGGGTGCTATCAAGATCAAGAGCGAACAGGGCAGTAATGCCGATGTGAGCTATATGACCCAGGAGCTGAACCAGACACAGACCCAGGTGAGCAAGGATGACCTCTATGAGGCGGTACTGACCATCTGCGGTATGCCGAACCGTAACGGTGGTTCTTCCACCAGCGATACCGGCGCTGCCGTTATCATGCGTGACGGCTGGAGTGCTGCTGAGGCCAGGGCCAAGAAGGAAGAGCTGATCTTCAAAGAGAGCGAGAACCAGTTCCTTAAGTTGGTACTGAACTTTTCCAGTACCCTCAAGGACTTTCAACTCCGACTCAGCGAGGTGGACATCCGCTTCACCCGCCGGAACTATGAGAACATCCAGCAGAAGAGTCAGGTGCTGACTACCATGCTGGCAAACTCCAAAATCCACCCGAAGCTGGCTTTCATTCATTGCGGCCTGTTTGCTGATCCCGATGCGGCCTATGAGATGAGCCAGGAGTGGGCGGAAGAGCAGGAGCGCAAGGCAGCTGAACTTGCCGCAAAGCAGAAGGAGGCAGACCCTGGTGGGAGTGAAGGAAATCAGCCTAACCCCGGAAGTAGTCAGACAGATTGAGGAAATCCTGGCTACCGGCAAGACTGTTGAAATCGCAGAACGACACGAAAAAGTGATTGTTTGGGCGGTCAGCAGTAAAAAGAAATATGAACAGCCTATCGCATAGGTGATAGGAACAGCCATTACGGGCTACTGATACCGAAAAGGTATTGGTAGCCCTTTTATTTTTCCTTCCAATGCCCTCGGAGTTTTCGGACAGCCCGTGAAAGCTCAGTCTTTTCGGAGATATGAGAAAGGCGAAGACAATGGTTTGACCGCCGCAAGGCGTTGAATGGTCAGGGAAGACCTTAATCGCAAACGGGAGACAACCCGTAAAAACAGAAAATAGTGCTGAGGGAACAGCCTTGTTAAACGCAGGAGGTAACAATATGCCGAAGATCGACACCACCCTTATTTCCGGTTACGGGGACATGACCCCGGAGCAGAAGCTGGCCGCTCTGGAGGGCTATGAGTATGAGGACCATGCTCAGGAGCTGGAAAAGGCCAAATCGGCTCTGTCCAAGTCCAACTCCGAGGCCGCTGACTGGAAAAAGAAGTACAACGCCAAGCTGACCGAAGAGGAACAGAAACAGCAGCAGGAGTCCGAAGAGCTGGAAAAGCTCAAGAAGAATAACGCAGAGCTGCTGGAGAAAATCAGCGTTTCTGAGAACAAGGCCCATCTGCTGGGTCTGGGCTATGATGAGGTGCTGGCCACCGATACCGCTAAGGCCATGTTTGACGGTGACATGGAGAAGGTCTTCGCCAATCAGAAGAAGCATCAGGAGACCATGGAGAAGTCCATCAAGGCCAAGCTGCTGGAGGACACCCCCAAGCCCCCTGCCGGAGACGGTAAGGTTAGCAAGGAGGCGTTTGAGAAGATGACGCTGACCGAAAAGGCCAAGCTCAAGCTGAGTGACCCGGACCTGTTCAAGAGTCTCAACGAAATTGTGAATGGAGGTAAATGATTATGCCCGGTATGTATCTGAATTTCCCGTTTGATGA